AACCTTGCAGCCGCAGGCTCTAAAAATGGATTCCTTCCCAAGAATACCCTACTTGTCCTCTTTATCGTCTTTCTTTTTGTTATTTTTGGTCACTTCCTCCAAAGCTGCTTTAGCTTCCTCGGCTTCTGCTTTGGCTTTCTCGACCTCTGAAAGAGCATTTTGGATCACCTTATCTTTGTTCATTTGCTTGCCGTGCTTCTCCAAAGCTTTGGCAAGTTCCTCCTCTTTAGCTTTGCTAACGTAGGCGGCGCGGGTTTGCTCCCATTCGTTGAACTCTTTTTCAGTTACCTCAATCAACTGCCCACGCTGAATGCCTTGGGCGATGATGCTGGTACGTTTCACCTTTTGAATGAGTTTACCGCCTGTGAAGCTTACGCCTTGAATGGGGTCGTTGAAAATTGCCCCCTTATCTGTAAGCTTGCAGTACGTGCCTGCAAGCTCTTCTATTTTCTTTTCGTCTGCCATGATGGTAGATTAAGTTTTAACAGTTATATAATAAAATTCAGTCAGTCCGTTGTGTTGTGCTTATTAGTTGCCCCAGTTGTACGTGCCGTAAGCAATTGGGTTCATATAAGCAGGGAAGCCAGCAGAAGCATACGTTTGAGTACCATCCAATACAACGCAAGCATCTTGCATCATTTTGGCAAAGCCTGTGGTAATGGTTACAAAAGTATTCTCCATTTGGTTCGCCACGATGCGCTCGCTTTCAATGAAGAGCGGACGAGCCGTAAACTTCATAAGGGCTTTCATAACATCCAAGAACATCCAAGTATCAGCCGAAGGCATTGCACCACTAGGGAACATATTCAAGCTGGTAGGGATAGACTTAATAGTTTTGAGGGTGGCATTGGCAATAGTGGTGTCACCATTGAAACCTTTAACCTCTGGCAACTTCATGATGTCACGGAGCGGCTCCTCGTTGGCAATGATGTTGTTGGCTGTGTAGCCCAACATATTCATGCGAATCATCAAACGCAGAATGTCGTTGTCCCAGTCAATTGCGCCAAGGTTTTCAGTACCGATAACAGGGGCAGCGTTGCCGTTGCCGTCGCCATTCAACAAAGTCAATACTGCAAGAGTATCAAGACCACGACCCAAGTTCACGCCTGCGCTTTGCAAATACTCTGTAAGGAGGTTCAAAGAGCAGTATTGGCGAAGCTCATCAGTCAAACCAATACCTGTACCAATCTTGTAGATGGTGATAATCTTTTGAGAGAACTCAATATTACCAACAGGGATTGTTTCCGCCTCGTTCAACTTGAACATTGGGGTTGCACCGCGTTTGATGTTTGGTACAGTTACCGACTTTTGAGCCACAGGATTGTCGCCTGCAATGATGCTGTTCCAAATCGGTTGAGCGGTGAAGCCTGTACGAATTGCGTCGCGAATAACCTCCGGTACAAGCCATTTGAAAGAACTGTCAAGCTCAGGCATAGACATCAACTTACCCACAGTCGTGCGGCTTGGGTCAAGTTTCAAGAAACGGAGCAAATTGGCAAAGCCTCCTTTGTCGTCGGGGCTAAAACCAAGCTTCTCCTGAATAAATTCCCCAAAGTTGATGTCAATACCTGCCTCAACGTCCGTGCCTGTGCGAAGGTTTTGAACCTCTTTACCCAACACCTCCAAATTGGCAATAACAGCCTTTTGATAGTTGGTGTAACGGCTACCTCCTTCCGTTTTTTCCAATTCTGCATTTATTTTGCCGTTGCCTTTTTCAACATCGCGCTTCACAACTGCAAATTGTTCTTGGCTGCCTAATTTCAGAGCCTCCTCTAAACTGATTGTTTTTCCTTGTCCTGACATAAAATATAGTCGTTCTAAAATGTGTTTAAGAATAAAGTTACTTTAATGCTACCGATTAAGGCACAAGTACAGGAGTACCAAACAACAACACAGTCCCCTCGGCGTTAGCCCCTGAAATCTCGTTGTAGATGATACCATCCGCATATTGGCCAGTAGTGGCAGTAGCTACTTGTGGCAAGCCATTAGTACCGTTCACACCAACAAACGCTACTTTAGTACCGAAAGTTTTAGCAGCGGCAGAGGAGGCTCTGTCCATTTGAGCAATGAAGCCAGTTGCAACGGTAGCACGTTGACCGTTCTCGGCGTTATTTGGTGTTACCACGTAGCCAACAAGTACCTGCGTAGCCGTAGTTTTGAGAATGAACTCGCCAGTTGTTGCATCGAGAGTAACAGGGCTACCTACTGCAAGAACAGGGTAAACGCCTGGGGAAGTCGCCTTTACCCCACGGCTAATGTTCAAAGTTTGATTTGCGGTACGAGTAACCACAGGGTTGCTCGATTCGTTTGATTGAGTAAAGTCCATAAATGGAATTAGTATTAAAAGTGAGATAATGGTGTTTCAGTAACCCTTACTTGCCCCAACGACGCTTTTCGCGGATGTCGTCGGCTGTGACAATTTCTAAGGGTGTAGTGGTTTTGTTGGGGTCGCCTTCGCCTGCGCCATTTACAGAGCTGCGGAAGTCGAATTTACCGCTACCACAATCAGCGCAATGGTAAGAGAACTCTCCTGCAATGGTCAAGCCCTGTGCTTTAACAAGGGCAGCCAATTCCTCGCGGCTTGCTTTGTCGAACAATCCTACAACAGTTTCGTCGGCTTTGTCCCCCTTTTCCAAACGGTAGAATTTCTTTACAAGTTCACGCTGCTGTTCTAAATGGTCTTTGCCGTGCTTGGCATCAACTTCCAAAGCAACCTTTTCAGCACTCAAAGTTGATACTTGGGCAGTGAGTTCGGTAACGCGTTGGCGGTCGGCTTGCAGATTGGCAAGTTCAGCCGAAGCCACAAAGGTATGGGTTTTCATAAACTCGGAAACATCCAAGTCCGCAATGGCTGGGTTGGTTTTTTTAAGCTCGGCAAGGGCTGCACCCTTGATACTGCTAAAGTTCGCATAGTCCCCTTTTGGGATTACAGCAAACTTACCTATGTGCTCCTCTGTCAAGAGGTTGGGGTCGGTAAGCCCAAATAGCGCTATGAGCGCCTTAATGGTTTTCTCGTTCATTTGAAATAAGGGTTTTGTTGCTTGCTTGCCTGTCAAAGATAAGATATTTTTGTCTAATATCGAAGTAATTACGTAACTTTTTTCGGTAGTAGCTCTATTAAATTCTGCCATAAATGAGGCAGACGCATTTTGTTGGGTGTAAACGCTACCCTTGTCCACATTTATAGCGTTGCCCTCACTATCCAAACGTTTGGCGTAAGGGTCAGCCCCCAAGGGAACTAAGGAAGTTTCGTGCATATTTACTACCTCGGTAGCGATGCGGTGAATCATATTACCGTCCTCTGCCTCATACCCTAAGTTCCAAAAGAACTCATTGTCATTGGCAAACTTATGAGAAGGCTCCCACATAAATTCGATGCTTACGGAATTGGAGTAAACTGCACCTGCCACAATACCCATAGCAAGCTCTTTGTTTCGGGGGATAGTGGTATCAATCGCCAGTACCCCATTGATGCCTGCGGGTATGGTTTCGCCGTTGACAATCTTTTCGGGTTCCCAACTTGTTTTTACCACGAAGCCAGACCACATATTCGGATCCATATCATGATTGGTAAATACCCCTTTGCCCAACAACATCGGTACAGCCTTACGCAACACTTTGGCAGGGAAGTAGGCAGCCTTGTAACTGTAAGCCCCTACCATCGTAGCCGTAAGGAGGCGGAAGGGTACAAGTAGGAAGTTCTCTTCTTTGAGTTCCAAGCCTGCTGGTATAACCATGCCAGTAGTATCGGGGAACTTCCAACCTGCGGCGTAGTTCTCTCTTACGAAAGAGTTATACTCTACAAAGTCGCGCTCCTTAATGCCAAGGTTTACGCCTGCCTCTGTGATACCAAGTTTATCGGGGGTAACGAGGTCAAACTTTAGTGTTTCTTTATACTGCTTCTTTTTCATCGTTAAAGTTACTTTAATATTAAAGGATAGCTACCAATTGAGTACGGCAATGAGGGTGGAACGGTGGGGAGAATATCCCATACTCGGCTGCCAGCTCATCGCCTGTTATGTCCTCCAAATCATCTAAGTTTTCAAATACTGCTGATACGAATGGTGTAACCTTTGGCACGTCTAAGGGGTCAGATTTGCCGACCTTGACCACTTTAGCCCTCCCTGTGGCTGTGAGGAAGGTCTTGCCATCCATAGCCCTGCAAACGTCGGAGGTTTTGTTGTCAATCATGGCAACCACTTCATAACGCTCAACCCCTGCCTGACTCATATAGTTGATAGCTGCATACTGTTGGGCTTTGTTGGTGGTGGTTGTAACTATTCGGGTGATCTTCCACTCTTCTAACTGTAGCTGTGCCGCCAATTGCTTTAAAAACTGTGCCTGCCCTTTGGTTTG